GTTGCTGTTGCTTGTGCTAAAGTGATATCTGAAATTTTTCCGCTAGCCACTGAGCTTCTAGCCAATTAAAATCATTTATTTTAGCAAGTGCCTCCGGATTGGAGGCATTTTTTTCTCCGTAACTTTTGCCTGTAATTGCACCCATATAAGCATACGCACCGTACTGAACACGGTCATTTAATTGGCACCAAAAATATAATCTAGCTAAAGATTCTTCATTGTTCGTTACAGCTAGTTTGCAACACTCTCTAAATGCACTGCGCCATGCACTAAACGGATCTGTGTTAAAGGCTGTGATATTACTCACCTCTTCCATGACTTTAAATTTACTACTGATATTCATGGTCATATCTATAGTGTTGGTAGCCATACCAATTGCAAGTTTTTTTGGTAAGAGTTTAACTCCACCATATCCGTAGGTCAAATTATTAACAGGATTACGACTGTGCCAAACATGAACAACATCCAAGTCCCAATCAGGCACATGATAATCAAATTTAAACGAGTCCACTATGACTGCATCGGCATCCACTACCCAAAACATCTTGGTCATAGATTTCTTGGCGGCGGCTATGTGTGCTTGATGTATACCAGCAACTCCGTCCACACGCTTGGCCAGCGGATAACTTTCTCTCAGTTTGGCAAAATTTGCCTCTGCGTATAGCTCATTATAACTGATGAAAATTATATCGTACATTAGAATTTTTTGCGAATACTTCTAGGTGTTGGACTATAAACTGTTTTGAAAAACTTGCTACCAGCTGAATCTAAATTAGCAATTTCTAATTTAGATTTGTCTCTAAGTTCTTGTGCTAAAAAGTTTATGTATTTGGTCATTTCTTCTGGTTCTGCTTGGGCATGAGTTTCATTCCAAAATTCACTCAGCCAATCAAAATCTCTTACATTGGCATAGTCCCAATCGGTCAACAACGTTTTGTATGCGCCTTCTCTTGCACCAAGTATGCTCCATATACCGTTTTCAACATCTGCCCCTACACTTGACCATATAAGCAATCTATGATAGTTTTGCCACCAAATTTCGCTGGTGTTTGACACACGAGCGCCTTGCACCAAACACATCTTAACCCCTTCTCGGAATCCTGCTCTCCATGCCTGTTCGGGTGTTGCATTGGTAAAGCTCTCGCTGTAGCATTCGTTAAATTGATAGTACCGTTGATCAAAGCAAAACTCAACTTTTCCCTGTACATCATTGGGATTAGAATTTTCATGAGTCTTCATTTGGTTAACAAACTTGCGTGTCCACAACTTTAGCCCGCCGTTGCCGTATTTTAATCCGTTAACATGCACATTACCTGCCCAACTAAAAACATTGGCATCTGTGAATTGTTTTCCATCTATGTCAATTTCTACTTCCAAATATTTGGGATCGATAATGTTGTCGCCATCCACTGTGGTAAAGTATTCGGTTTCGCTTAGTTTGGCGCAGGCCTTGTGCGCGGCATCACTGCCCTTGACTCCGTGTACACGTTTGGCCCAAGGAACTTTTGCCAATAAATCTGCATAGTTCTTTTCAGCGTTCGGTTCGTTGTAGCTGAGAAATACAACGTCTTGTTCTATAATTTTAATTGTTTTCATTAACTATCCTTAATGCCTGGCTTTCAAAAATCAATCTAGAAGCAACGGACAGTTTGCCTATATAATTTTCTATCTCACTAGCAAACGGTATTCCTACACATTTCTGTGAAAGTAATTCTTGAGAATCAATTATAATAGTCCTAATCAGGAAATCATAGTCATTTTCTAAAATGATAAAAAATAAAATCTTTGCACTATCTAATTTAACATTCAATCTTCCCTTGGCAGTTGCAGACACAAAGAAATTCCATTCTTTGTTCACTCCATGCCATTCCACAACAAGCTCAGGATCTTTGATTTTGTTTTCAGATATAACTTCAAGCATTGTGTTTTTAAAACTGTATGCGTGTTCAACTACAGGAATTAATTTTAAAACAGTTTTGTCTTCTGTTTTAATATGCCCTAATAGATAGTCGCTAAATTTTTCTCTACCAGTTACTAGTCGTTCATACGTATCAAAATCAACTTCTAAGTAATCATTATAAAGACTTATTTTTTCATTTGTCACGGATAACAACTGATTAGTAACAGGATCGTAATATGCATAATACGTATCTGTTAACTGCGCAGGAGGAGGAGGTAATTTTTTACGTGCCATTTGCTAGTTCCTCCAACCGATTAATTAGGTTATCATCTACAAAATTTTTATCTATATAATGAAACAACTTTTCTTGTTTAATGTTGCCAACAACAAATTCGCCTTTCTTGTTTAGCACATAGTTCACAAAATTTTTCCAGCTTATAGGAGTAGTTGCCCAACCTTGTATTGCAGGCTTCATATGAACAAACTCCAACGGGCTTGATACATCATCTTCAATTCCGTATATTTTACTAGCCAATGCCACTGCCAAATCCATACTGATCCATTCTTGCGGATCCAACGGAGCAAATGTTCCCCTGCAATATTCCCAATTGTTGATAACAAACTCTAGTACTTTATAAAAGTCGTGCGCATAGTCAGACTGCTTAAAATAATGCAATGCATAGTATGGATTATTTAAATTGTTTGAGATAAATGTTTTACGATGATGTGTGTCTTGCACAATTATGTCTTTTTTGTAATTACAAATTCTATTACAAAATTTAATGTCATAGTTGCCGCAATATTCCCACCATACACCGATATCTGCCAACATCAACATGTCTGCATCCAAAACAATAGTTTCGGTATACGGGCTGGCATGATATAGCTTCCAGCGATGCTCTGCTTTTAAAGCACTATCAACTGTGTCATCGAACCATGGAATTGGAATTATTTGATCAAATGCTGTTTGATATTTTTCAGGTACTGGGCTGTTTGTAATTATACTAACGGCATTGATATCTGTCTGGCTAAACTTAATACTCAATGCCAATGCGTATGCTTGACGCACATAGTCAATTGTATCTGTATTTTGTGCAAATATTAAGAATCCTTTAGACACCAGAACCTCCGTTTACATATCGCAACAAACTTATTTTGTTAATGACATGTACATCTAATCCAGTAGTTTTTGATGCTGTATACTCTCCAAGAAAATTCTTTCTTTGAGTTAAAAACTTCATTTTATTTTCATCTATATCAATTAGCACATCGGCATCGGTGATATAGGTCATTGTTCCTGGAAGTTCAATTGCAAAATCTCCCTGAGTTTTTCCATCCATAATATGTATTGCAATACTAAATGCAAAATCGTTTCTGTATGTTGAAGAATCTATGTTGTAGAGTAATCGAAAATAGCTCCAGTTTGTTTTAATGTAACTTACTAGATTAAAAAATGCTTCCATGATTGTGTTTTTTTGGAATACAAAAACTGTAGCCCAATAAAAAGGAATACTGTATTGATTTATTCTTTCAAAATCACGTTCTCGGTCAATTGCCAGATCAAAACTATTTTTATATATTTGAAAATCGTAATCATTGTCTAATGCTGATTTTAAAACTGTTGAACTGATAATGTAATCGCTATCAATTACCAGTGTTCTATCGTAAGGAGTTAAATCGTACACATTTGTTCGAGCGTGATTTTTCCAAGGAAGTACTTTTGATGTAATACTGCCATCAAAGAATTTTTTATTTTGTACAGATGCAACAAAGTCAATTTCTATAATTTGATCAAATCCATGATCAGGAAAAGATTTCAAAAGGTAATCTTTTGTATCCGTTATGATGCTTACTGGAATATCCAAATATTTTTTTATTCTAGAAGCCGCAAATACTGCTAGTTTGATATAATCAATAGTAGAATTATTCTGTGCAAAAATTACTGCGCCAGTTGTCATAGCTCAACAATATCCGAAACTTTTCGTTTACTTTTGATTTCTGCATATTTGGCCGCGTAACTATTTGTGGCTTCAAAATAAATCAAAGTGATATCATCAAAGAATTGTTGGACATCATCGATTATTACTGGAAAATTATTAGAGTCAAGGAACGCCACATCTTCTGTATAATCGAGATCTAGCATTGTCTTGGTAAAATTGATTAAGTCGGGCCCAATTTTAAATGTTGCACCGTTGATATAAAATATCAACTTTTGGGTATATTCTTCTAATATTATTCTGCGTTGATTTGACAGTGTTGCCATGTAATTGGCAACTGCAAATGCTTTTTCAATTCGTTCGTCCATAGATAACTCCGTAATGTATATAATACACTACAGTAATTATCTTGTCAACGGATTAGAGGATTAAGGTCCTGACTGTGTAATGATTGGAAGAGCCACTGATACATTGGCGCCTGTGGCATAGTAAGTCTGCACTAGGCTGCTTAGTGTGCCTTCCACATATTCGTCAGTGCCCCATGGAGCATTTGGCTGACCCGATAGGTCCTGGAATTGCATGGTAAATGTAACAATGCCGCCAGTACCGTCAACCTGAGCCAATATGTCATATTGGTTTGGACTGTAAGTAGGGCTTGCTGTGGATTTAGTAAATATGGTTTGTGGGCTAGTGGTCAGTTGATAAAACCCAACACTGCCAGCAGTACTGCCTGAACCGGTTGTGCTTGTGCTGTTGTAGTTCATGGAGATAGTACCCATGTTGGCCAATATAGTTGCCCAGTCGTTGCTCTTGGCCTGGCTACCGTCTGCCGGAACATTGGTATTACTACCGCTAATTTGAAT